TGCGCGTGAATGCCAGCACATGATGTGTCGTCGTCTCAGTATCTCCGCGATGCAGATGATAATCGCAGTCTCCGATTACGATATCATATGTTGTGGTTGATCCGTTTACTGTGATTGGCACCCGGATGTAGTCTCCCGGATAAATCCCGGCGAATGTCCCCGCCGCAATAGCAGTGTATAGGCCGCCGCTGGTCCAGTAGTCCGTGATGTCCTTCCCACGGAACAGTGCATTGTGAGCGCCAGCATTATGCAGCGGATTTGGCATTGCAATGTAATTATCTGCAATTACATTGCCAGCTGCGTCCTGCGTGGCTTTTGTCGCAGCGTCTGCCGATGCTGCATGCGTAGCCGAATCCGCGGCTGCCGCCGAGTCGACTTTTACGGCCTTTACCGCTGCCGTAAAATCTGTCACCTGCCCAGATTCCGTTTCCGGATGTACGCCGATGTAGCTGCCATCCTTTAATACTTTCATTAGCCCTTTTTCCATTTTTTACTCCTTTTCTATCCATAACTGTGTTCCGGTTTCCGGCTGTGTTGCAGACAGTGCGCAGATAGTTGTCGGATATACTGCGTCTCCTATATCTATCTGCACCGGTATCTCCGATGTATCACCACAATCTACTATCAGCTGTGATATTTTCGATATTGCTGCCGCCAGTGTCGCCGCTGCATCATCAACAATCCCCTGACATTTACCCGCAGCACTGGCAGCGTTAGTCTCGCTCATTTTTGCAGACAATGCCCATGATTTCGACGACTGCGTTTTCCCGGTCGTGCTGTCAGTATCTGCCGATCCATCCGGCGATTCAGCTGACTCTGCCCACAATTTCGAATTTGATTCCGATGCCGCGGCGGCCGTCATGCTGTTCTGGGAAACTTTTGAGCTGTCGGACGACGTTTTTACGTACGTCTGTATATCTGTCAGCATTGATTTAATCGACTCTAGGTCAGCAGATGTCGCCTTGGCCGCGTCTGCTGCTGTCGTCGCTCCAGCTGTTGCTGTCGTCGCTGATTGTGCTGCCGCTGTTGCTGCCGATTCCGCAGCCGTCTGCGATGCCAATGCTGCTGACGCAGATGCTGCTGCGGATGTACTGCCGAAATTCGGATTTGTTTTCATGTCATTGTACATCGCTGTAACTGCAGCTACGATCTGCGCCAAATTTTCGCTCTCTACAGCTTCATGCAACACTCTGAAATTTTCAGCTATGACGTCAAGAATGCCGGCATTATCTGTAGTAACGAATGGTGTTTTTTTCGTTACTACTCCAGCTTTTACGATATTGTCTGTTGCATCTCGCTGCTCGATTTCTTGATATCCCGCTTTGTATGCCATTTAATCACCTCATTTTTTTACTCCAAAAATATAATATATTCCTGATCCGCCCGATTCCCATTCAGATGATACATAATAATACGTCGACCATCCGTCGTACATTTTGTTATCTACGACTATGCTGACATGTATCCGGTCGGATTTCGTTTCATTTTTTAAGTGTCTAAATGTTACTGTCCTGTTAGCGTCTATCGACGCAATATAGTCTCCGTTAGCCACTGCCCACCATATACATTCATCAGCAGTATATCCATCCGGAAGCGGTATTGTCCCGCCGCTCGATATCGCCCCCTTCATGAATGTTACAGCAGAAATTTTCAGCCCTGCAGCTTTGAGATCTGCCGATGATAGCTCGAGCGACGATCCTGTTATTTTCGCTCCTACGATGTTTCCGTTTGCATCAATGCTGAACGTTCGGTCCTTATTCCTGAACGTCGACCCGACAATGTCCCCGGCTTCCACCGACCCCAGCGTCGCTGATATCGCCGACAGGGAATCGACGCTCATTTTGTCGGCCGTTATTGCATGAGCGGCCAGCATTTTGTTTACGATCACAGAATCGTCAAATTTCGTTTCTCCGCTCACATGAAGATATTTGCCGGCTATCGCAACGCCCTCGGTTGATAGATTGATTTGAGCTACGACGGAATCTTTTTTTACTCGTAAATTGATATCGTCTGACAGCTGCGTGATTGCGCTGTATTCGTGTCCGTCGCTATTGAGATTAGCGACGATATTCGTTACGCCTTCATATGCTGACTTTCCCTTTGCCAGGGCATCATCTATTACCGAGTCAACTTTGGCCAGTGATATCGATTCATCCGCTATCCACTCTGAATTGAATGTCGGTTTGATCGTCATCGTATACCGATCGGACTGCTCGCCGTCGCCAAACACATCGTAGTAGCATGCTGTCATTGTATATATGTCCGGATCAGCAGCATATGTGTATGTCGTTGTTGCTCCGATATCGACGATTGTCGTTTTGTCTCCCGTTATCTGCAGCCTGATTCCATCAGCGCCGTCTGGAATCGGCGGTACTGTGATTATTGCCGCCCGTGGCGCCGATTGTATTACGATGTTTTTTGGTGCCGCTGGTTTATCCATCCGGTATTCGACGCTCGCCGGGTAGCTGTATTTGCCGGTTTTGTTGTGCGCGTATAAGTACAGTATCCCTTTTCTGTTTGCTAGATTCACTCGGGCATTAGTTCCTGTTACTCGTGCGAGCAGGCCGTCAGCCGCTCCCGGTGCATCATTCGTCCTGCATTCATAGAAATCCACATCACTATTCGCTACATCATCCCACATGAGCTGAAATCCTCCAGCTGCGCTGAATTTATACTTGAAATTCTGTGGTGTGTTCGGTACTGCCGTTTTCGCTGCTATCGGCACAGTCACGTATCGTGCGTCGTTATCGCTGCTGATGAGCCCTGTCGTGTCCTGCGCGACTATTTTCAGCTTGTATGTGTCGCCGAGTTGGGCGGCTGGGATGACGACCTTGCTTTCGCCGTTGCCAGCATATTTCCAGTCTGCGCTGTATCCGAGCTCATCAGCCGGCACGCCTTCTGGAATTGTGCCCAATTCGGACACATCGACATTGTTTGTTTTGTAGTATACGAGCCCGGTTCGGACGATCTTATTTTTGGGCAGTTGATACGTTGCTACAATATCATAGCCGGTTGTTCCGTCTTGGTATTGTCGATACATTGTCACTGCATTTGCTGACAGCACTGGTCCTGGCAGCGTGATTGTACCGATATTGCTGATAGCCTGACCGACCTGTTTACCGGTCGAATCGACAGCACGCACGTAGAATATCCACGACCCTGCATCCGTCTGCTCGACATCCAGCAGCGTCGATGCCTGTGCTGCAGATATTTTTTCGCAGTCGCTGATGCTGCTCCCGATTGGTCCTCGATATATGTCATAGCCAACGACCGATGTATCATCAGCTGCGGTCCACGTCAATCTCAGTCCGCCCTCGATTGGTGCAATCACCAGTCCTCTGACATTAGCAGCCGACACGCCTATTCCCTGGACATAGACTGTGGTTGTTGTTTTTCCCGTAGTCACTACATCATATACGCACGATACGGCTACGGTATATATCTTTTGATGTGGCACGCTATGGAATGTGCACGATGTCAACTTTGTGCTGATCTGCTCCGAATATGTTCCATCGTTTGCCGTCAGCTCAATGATGTAGCTATCCGGCATCCGCCCGGTGCCCATCATCGACCATTCCACGACGATATCTGATATCGATGCTCCGCCCGATACTCGGCTACTCTCCGCAGCTGTTACGCCGCGGATCGACGCCCAGCTCTGTGACGACGTGTAGTCGATGATTGGATATTTGCTGTAATCGAGCTCAGTCGCATATATAGCCTCATCGTACTCAGCCAATTTCAACTTTACGAGCATATCGCCATCTCGCGATGCCGACACGATTCGGAACGGCTTCACCGATTTTCCTGTCTCACCGAACGAGTAGACATCATATTTCTGCGGTACAGTGTCAAACGGCTGTGTGAGTGTCAATGTGCTGGTCGTCTCTGTTTTCGGCACGATTTCGCGCTTCACCAGTACATCATCCGACATTTGGATATATATCTCATAGGTTTTTGTAGCATCAATATCGACTGATTTATCAAGAGTTACCGTGCCGGCCGTTGCCGATACGATACGGCCGCCGGCTATGCCGATGCGTGATACCGCATGATTATAGCCAACGATGTCACCGTATTCAGCGACCAGGCCGTCAATGTCCGTCGATAGCTCGACGAACTGCATCTGGCGTTCATTCGTTGCCAGCGCCGTAATGCCTTCGCGATATGCCTGTGATCGCCGTGATACGCCGAACAGCGTCAGCTGTGCTGTGTTGTCCTGGCCACCGTTGTCCGTCGTGTAGCTCGGTGAGCGCAGCGTGAACTGGGTATTCGTGAAATCATTCTGCTCATCGTTGTACGTTATCTCGACGCTATGCGCCCGCTCATCCCGGCTCGTGAATGTGCCGTTGACCGATGATACCGTCGTGCGGCCCTCGCTGAAGATCTGCGTCATAGTGCCTGGCCGATCTACGACGATACCATAATTTTTCCCATGGACGATGATTGCTGCATGGCCGACGGCCGCAGCTTTTGTCGCCGCATCGTATCGTTTAGCCGTCGTGTCATAGAACGCATCGAACATGAAGCGCTTCTCTTTCTCGCCATCGTGATTCGTGATCATTTCGTCTGAGTAAGCTGCCGCTGATACCCATTCGTCGTAATATGCATCCAATGATTCGTGACTGCAGCCGTACACGACATATTCCATGCTACCCGTATTGATGTTTTTCAATTTCCGGCAGCCGTGCAATATATCATATGTCGCCCAGATCGGGTTATCTGCCGGCTTCTCATCATACGATGACGTTGTTGGATTGTAGACGTAGACGATGCTGCGTGTCTGCCTCCAGTTCACGCTCGGCAGTCCTCCTGAAAGCTGATTGGTTGCCAACATGCGCATCCCGATTAACACTTTCCCCGGTCTCGAATATACGCCGCTGTTATATGCTGTCAGGATGGACCATGTGGTATTCGTCATGTATCGCGTGCCTTTTGGCATGCTTGTCATTACGATTTTTACATCGTACCGCCCAACATCCGGCACGTCATATTTGTACGATTTGCGGAATCCGTCCCCGGATCCGTTCGATACCGTTATTGACTCTGCTTTCGTCCAATCCGTTTTTCCACTCAGCCGGTAATAGATATCGAATGATACAGATGTTGTCTCATAGTTCCCGTCATTATTGAGATGGTATAGGCCATTCGACCATTCCATCGTGATCTCTATTGCTGATGCTTTCGCGCTGTCCGTTGTCCGGATGACCGGCTTATCCTGCTCGAGCGTCAGCGATACCTCCTGATCTACCGGCGTATTTTTGAAGAAGCTTATTGGCTCCTGGTCGTTCGTTCCCAGCCTGGTCTCAATCTGTACCCCGCTGAAATTATCGATCGGCGTCCGGTCGATACGAATATTGCTGACGCTGTCTACCGGTCCGTATCCGCCGCACAGCAGAAGGTTCAGGTATTGTTTTCCGTCCGATGCCGTTTCGACGTGCTCTTCCAGCAGCTGCGGCGTCGGTATGCATGTTCCGTATGTCTCGCCGATTATTCCGCCCTCGGTCGTCGTTATTGTCGGCAGGTCCCATCCATATGTCTGTGATCCACTGTTGTCCGATGTCGCAGACGTCTGCTGAGGGAACACAGAATTTATCAGCCGGCCGCCGAGATACAGTATCGCGCCGGACATCAGGTATGATCCGAGCGTTTTTCCGGCAATGCCGAATATGCCATTAAGCGCAACGCCGCCGGTGAATGACGTCAGCGCAATCATTGCGATTGTGCCGAGGATGCTTTTTAGTCCGCCGCCCGCAATATGCGGCGTGATGATAATCTGGTCATTATCGACCGGATATGTCATATTGTATTTCTCTTGGTCTACTGCATGGCCATTTAGATAGACATCTCTATCAGTCAGGTCTCCGAAGTACCGGTCAATCGATACGTGTGTACATACCGATGATTCCTGCCGCCGTTTCTGCGGCTCAAACGGATTATCTATCGTGATAATTGTGATCAATTGACGTTCTCCTTCCTCGGTTTGTAGTAGCCGATAATATGCGCCGCCCACCGCCGCGTATGTGATATTGCTACACCGCTATATGCGTATGCGTGTATCATCCGCCCGTCACCAATGTAGACACCAACGTGATTTGCACGGCCGCATGCGCCATTTGCTATAAGCACTACTGCTCCCAGTTCCGGCTGATCCAGCCGCTGCCATCGAGCTGCCTGGTCAATCATTTTCGCATTCACCGTCGCTTCATCGGCTGCAGCTATGCGGTAGTCCGGCAGATCTATTCCTATTCGGTCGTATATGATTCGGACCAATCCCCAGCAGTCCAGCCCGGTCATATCCCGGCCGCCGTCTTTGAATGGTATGCCAATCAGATCATCATATTTCAATTTCATATTACCTTCCCCGCTGGATGCCTGGTTCACCGCCGAACCGGCTCTGGATTAGGCAGCTCTCGAGCGTATTGATGCATGATCCAGTTCCCGTATATCCACAGCGTATGTCTTTGCATGTGTACGGGCAGTAGTCATTGATGTATTTGTCTTTCGGAAACCTGTTCACCAGTTCCGATGAGCTCGATAGTGTAAATTTTACCCATTGCTCATCGTATGTTGTCGCAGAAATCAAATAGTCCAGCTCGAATTCTGCAGCATCTACTGCCAAGTTTTTGCTGTATGCGACCATAATCTTGATTGTCGCATCACACAATCCGTTGTACTGCTGGATGTACTGCTGTACCAATCCACCGCAATTACTGACCTGGACGTTGATGCTCGGCATCGTTTTTCCGTCCTCGCTCGATGAATCAAGTTGGAACGGATAGCAAATCCATTCATTGTTGCGCCATTTTACATTCTCAGTGTTGCGTACCAATCTGATGGTTTCCAGTCCCGGATAATCAATCTGTAAGAATACGAGAAATGCTCCATCGTTCTGCAGTTGATTTTTTGCGAGTATTGCTGCCTGGCTCCATACCTGCATCTATCTCTATACCTCCTTGAATTTCAGTACGCCATGCCAGCCGGTCGGATAGTCGTATTGCCATCCGCTCAATCCATCAGCCAATCGCACAGCATACGTTTTTTCGTCAATCGGATTTTTCCAGCTGAATGCCGCGAATTTACCGACCTGATGGTAGAAATCTGTCAAGGTCTTGAAATCAGCATCGCTCATCCCCATCCACGCGAACGTCCAGTTTGTCAGCATACGTGTCGTCCTTGGGCGTGTATGTTCATAATTGGCGTCCGTCGTTGTCGAAATCGTGCTGTCCTCGATTGACATCGTATATGAGCTGCCACAATTATCTGCGGCAGAAATTTTCGGCTCCGGAAGTGTTGGGAAATCTAGCATTTATATCACCTCTACATATAGCACCAAAAAACAGAGGGTGCTGTCCCTCTGTTTTGAAAATTATTTTAGTGCTTGTTTCATATTTGCTCCAAACCCGCCGACGTTCCGTGTTGCTCCGTCGATTACGACATCGAGTATCATCGCATTCAGCCCGCTGTCGTACCGGCTTCCGGCTACACGCGGTTTCGAGTCGCTGTTATTTGTGATATTCACAACGACTTTCCCCGCATTACCGCCGCCCATAGACTTTAAATTTCCATCTGTGAGCGGCACCACTGCTTCTTTGTATCCTGCTTCTCCAATCAGCCCGACTGTTGGTGCTGTCACTATGCCTCCATTTGCAAAATGTGGAATATATGACGTCAAGCTCGATGCTGACATCCCTTCTATCGTTAGGTTTTCTGTTGACATTCCCGTGGAATATCCAGCAGTTTTCCCTGCGCCAAATTGGCTGTCAAGTATTCCGCTTAAAAACTGCCCCGCCAGTCTGTTTGCAGCTATCCGCGTCAGCTCTGACAATATCGTATTCCCGAAGCTGTGTACTATTGACATAGCTCCCTTAGTTCCTTTGACAAATTCTTGAATCGAATCCGCCAACGATCCGTATAGTGCAGTCGATATCGACCCAATATTATTTTCAATTGTACTATGCGCCGCATCCCATATTTTCACGTATTCTTGTGCCAGTTTTTTTTGGTCTTCTACCTCAAGATATTGTTCGCGGCTGCGGGCAGATCTGATGTTATTCAGCTCGTCTATCACTGCGCCTACATTTGTTTTTGATTTTCCGTCTCCATATTCAGATATATTCTTTAGCCGATTTTCAATCGCTTCATGCTGGGCTGCTGCCAGCTGTCGCTTCGCAATTTTTATCTGCTCATCGTTCAGCTGGTTTATTTTCGTTTGGGCGTCAACATATTCATCATTTGTAGCGTTTTGCGGGATGTCTTTTTTCATCTTATCGATGTCTTGGTTTATTTTTTCTATTTGCGCGTTGAACTGCGCAATCGCTTGTCCCTCATAGTCCGCATATGCTGTTCCGACATCTTTCCCGTACTCTTCTCCCCATTTTTCTAATTCATCGCGCCACGCCTTCGCAGCTTCAGCTAATTGTGACTTTTGGTACGCTCCGAATACGATGTTTAATTTTTTTATCTGCTCCTCGGAAATTAGCCCGCCATCTGCTAATTTCTGTATTTTCTGTCGTTCCGTAGCTATCCCTTGCAACGCTTTATTTTCCGCTTTTACCGCTGGTCCAGCATCACGTTCATTCATCTGCCCCAGCATCTCTCCGAGTATCTGCTGCATCTGTTTGGCGGCATCAGCCTGTTCTTTAGCGGCCTTTGTTGTCTCTGTGTTACCTGTGGTTGATGATTGTACAGTCTGTGCTACGCCTTGCGATTTCGCTGCCTCTGATATGCTCCCCCATCCGACAACGTCTCCGAACATATCTTGTGCTTCCTGTGCAGAAAATGTTTTTACTCCGCCTTTCGAATTGCGAGCACGGTACATTCCGTTTCCAAGATAGACACCGTAATGATACCCCCCATTTGGTCTCCAATAAGCTTCGTCTCCGGCTTGTGGCTCATATCCGTCAGATGCAGAATGATACGCGCCAGAATTGCGGAACTGATCATCATTGACAATATTATCAGCTGTAAATAATCCGACTTTATGGTATAAGTCCGCCATCCAGCTATCACATTGTTTCATCGCATTGTCTGTGACGGTCCCCATCCATTTGTCGCCCTCGCCGTAATCATTCTGGGCATGTTGGGCTATTGCCTGGCCAATCGGTATGTCGTACGTTACCGTTTTGTCCTCTTCTACTTTTGGCTCTGATCCGGTTTTCCCTCCTTTTCCTTTTCCTGCTTTTTCTTCTGATGATGGTATGTTTATTTTTTTCTGAGACCCTAGACTCGCTATTTTTGCGTTTACCTCTCCGAGCTGAGCATTCACTGTATCTAGATTGCCATAATCCGGCCCCGGGAAAATAGCATCATGCATCTGCTCCACGCCATTGCTCACGCCATCAAGCACAGGCGTTACATTGATGTTTGCCAGTATGTCCTGTCCTTTAATTTTTATGCTATTGATGAACCCTTGTCCTAGGTTTGCTAGGAATGACGGGGCCTTCGATGCCGGCGAGTCGCTCCCGAATACAGCCTCTTGTCCGAACACGAACTTCATCCCATCATCGCGTAACGTCTGCAGCTTATCAGCTGCCCATATCATCGTGTTTCCGATTACCGTATACAGATCGACGTACATTGCACGCAATGTACGGATCACCGTTCCCTCCGTCCTCATGGCATCAATACGAGTGTTTGTTCCATTTACATACGCCTGAGCAGCCGCCTGGTGTGCAATGATATTGGCCTTTTGGCCTTCCAATTTGTTCTTTTCATCCGTCAATTCTGCTAATGCTGCCTGGCGAGCCACTTCCGCTTTATCTTTGATGGTCTGCATATTCATGTGACCGTTTTCGTCGAACTGTACTGCATCATCGCCCATTATGCCGGCAACTTGCTGCTCAATTTCTCCCATCTCTTGAGTCTTTTGTATGCGTTCCTCTTCAGATAAAGTATTGCTATTTACAGCATCAGATAATTCGTTGTATTGTTCTGCAAGATCCAGCGCGCTGGCTTCGTTGTCGTTAGCAGTCTGAATTGCTTGCTGCGCCGATGCCGTCATTGAATCTAAGCTGGCAGAAAAATTCTCTGTAGAATCAGCCGCGCTATCAGCTGATAATGCGTTGATGATATATTCTCCAGCTAAAGTCGATACTACTACTGCAGCTATAGTTAGCGGATTTTTGGCCAGCGCCATTGTAAGCCCTTTTGCCGCTGTCGCTGCCATGGTTTCCGCTGCAGCAAGTCCGCGAGACGCTACTGCAGCTACTCGTTTTGCTGTGCTTGATGCAGTAACTGCTACAGTATTTATTCCGCGTTGTACCGTAGATCTAGTGGTGGATGCAGTCTCTACTGTGTTAGCCACTGTCTCTGCCCTGGTTGACACAGTAGATTCCTTATGCGCCGCAGAGTTTGTCCTATTAGCTACAGTCTCAGCATTCTCTGCTGCCTGTACCTTAGCTTTAGATGCCGCTAGCGCATTGTTAGCAGCAGATTCTCCAGCTGTTGCTCCAGTGCCTGATACTGCCGCTCCCTTTCCTGTGTAGATATTAGTCATTATTGCACGTTCGCGAGCCTGGGAGGCCATGGATGCACGTTCGCGTTCGATCAGGTATTTTTCGTATATCTGTGTCTTTTCGGCTTCTGATACTTTCATAGCTTGAACGGTTTTGTAGTATCGTGCCTCTTCCCTGCGAGCAGCCGCGTCAATCGCACGTTCTCGCTGAGCTATAGCACGTTCCTGCTGAGCCGTAAGCACTGCTTCTTGTGCCTGCTGTTTCGGATTAGCATAGTTCTGGATTGATGTTGCTATTTTCCCAGCTGCTGATACTCCTGTGCGTATGGCTTTATATGCAGTATATGCTACTATCAGTTTAGCTATATCACCAGTGATCGCCTTTATTTCCGTACGGTTTTCTCTGAATGTCTGGGCCACTCCCGACATTTGCGCAGTTATTTTATTGATATTTCCACCGAAAAGTTCAGCAAATACGCTGCCAAGTGCTACCTTTAGTTGCCCTGACTGCAGTTCCAGTGCTCTCATGTTCATTTGCATGCGTTTCATTTCTGCTGGATCCATGCCGATCGACTTGATGGCTGCGGCTTTTTCCTGTGCCGCAGCCATATCGTTAAGCACAGGTATAAGTGCCATTCCGCGCACACCCAATGTATTCATAACATATTGTTGCTGTTGCCCTGCTTCTTTGGCAACCTGAAACCCTTTTGCCAGGTTACTAAGCTGCTGATTTATCGGCAGTAGTTTACCATGAGCATTTGTTAATGATACGCCAACAGCCGACAATGTATCACGGCATAATTTTCCATCATCCCCTGATGACTGCAGGCTTTTATCCAGCCGCATCATTGATTTAGATACTGTCTCTACGTCACCGCCAGCCAATTTTACCACTCTTGAAAGCTGCCCCGCTTCTCCGGCAGATATTCCCATGGTATCGGCCAACGTCTGCACCGCCGCTCCAGCATCCACTGCACTTTGAATGATAGATGTTAATCCGAATCCTCCGGCCGCCAACGCTACAAGTCCGGTGAACTTTCCGATAAGCCCACTCACACTATCGCCAACTCCGTTTATTGCTCCTTCAGCTTCTTTCATTGGCGATACATCGGAAAATGCCTGGCTGATAGACTGTTGTGATTCTTTTAATCCTTTATTTAGTCCGCTATTGTCTGCCCCGATTTTTACAATCAGCTCTGATATTGTGCTCATTTCTCAGCCTGCTCCTTTTTGATTATTTTCCCGTCCGGTCCAAGATTTAATCTGAATTCATGTGCTAGAAGATCGGCTTCGGTTTTCTTATCTATCGGTCCATCTTCTAAAGTTGGATGTAAAGGACGGTAAATGTCATCCGGACTGATGTGGTCTGTAATCTGACAATTTACCACCCAATGCGTATAATATGCCAATCTTATGTCTTCGGCTTCAATTTTCTTGTTGTGTGCGTCAAATAGTTTCCGAATCTCGTGGGGCTGGTATTCAGCATATTGTGTCGGTGTAATACCGATAGCATACGCTGGAACTTCTGTATTTTCGATCCATTCATCGATTGAATTTACTCCTTCTCGTTCGTCTGGGCAGTCGTCTGCCCCGGAATAAAAAGCCCAGTCTTAATCACCGCTGTCATGATATAATCATTCAATTCGCCCAGTGTACCGCCCGCCGCGCAGTATTCATCCATAAAATCATATACCGCATCCGTTGTTTTGAATTCCTGTGGATTTTCTCCAGTCGTGTCAAGACATCCAGCCGCAATACCCGCCGTTGTAAAATCAATGCTCATTTCCTCAACTATTTTGCTCGGTTTGTTGAATACCGCGATGAGCGAGTGCCCCATCAGGTGCTCAAATGTTCTAAGCTGCCCAATGCTGTAGCCTATTTCATATTTTTTGCCGTTCAGCACGAATTTGATTGTTTCTTTCATGTCTTTTCCTCTCTCATTATCAAAATAGCGAGGAAGATGCTGCCCTTCCCCGCTTTTTATTTTATTTTCTTGTTACGGAGTGGTCGTTGTAGGTTTCGGCTGCAGTGCGCTGATCGGGCCAACGCCGCTGAGCGTAACTTTCACCGTACACATTGCGTCATGCGCCGCGTCTTCCTCGTAGTCCGTGATCGTAGCGAATCCAGTACGGTATTCCCCGTTTCCGTATTCAATCTTTGCGTGTACCTGCATATCATTCGTGAATGCATAGTCCAGCATTTTCAGACCATCATCGTCCATGATCACGAGGCCGCTGTAGGCCATCGACCATTCCTTCAGGCCGGCGATGGTAGTTTTCCATCCCTTCGTGCTTTTGTCCGAAGCATCAAGTGTATTCGCTTTGCGTGTCAGCGGCGTGTTGCGCTGGCCGCCCACGAGCACCCATACTGGCGATGCTTCTGTGCCTTTGTTCAGATACAACAGCGTGTTTTTACCAGCCTGGGCCACCGATACATCAGTGGACTGCGGCATTTTCTTCAGTTCTTCGTCTGTAATTGCCATTTTCTCACCTCATTATTTGTGCTGCAGGTCAAACGCTGCAGTCACTGTTCCGTGATATCCATACTGGTCTGACGGGAACGCTTCTACCAGTTCGATGTCAACGTCCAGGACATTGTATGCATCAACCTGCATGCCAGTTCCTTTGAATGTAAGTAGCGCGCTGATATCGTTTACCGCTTCATTCACTACCTCTTTTTCATCCATTCCAGCCCATACATCAAGCGTTACTGTGCAGTGCCACATCGATTCATTTTTCACGGTTATTGGCTTTGCCGTGACGTTTCCAAATGTGATACACGGCGACTCGGCATTCTCCGGAAGTGTCCCGCCGTACACTGCATGATCCTGTCCCGCTTTCAGTACCGCAAATATCTGCTCTTGCAACGATACTAGGGGTACATCTCTGATAATCAGCATCCGTTCTCACCTCATTCCAGTATTTTCTTGATATCTTCCTCGATTTTCGGCTTTTCTTTCTCGACCGCCGGCCGCATAAAAGGCCGTGCAGCCATTTTCCCGGTCACTATCATGCCGCGTACATAATCACCGTTTATTACCATAGCTCTCTTGTGATTTTTTGGCTTATTCATCGCGATGCGTACGCCTGTGCCGAACTCGACCAGGTGGCTATGCTGGGCAGTCGATTTAATCACTCCGTATGCCCCTCGCGGCGACATATCCATTGTGATCCCGGCCTTCAGATTTCCTGTCGGTCCGCCCGGTGCTGCCCGAATCGCATCGGATTTGATTGCTTCACATCCGTGTTCCACGGCCGCCCGAATCTTTTGTCCTGTCTCTGCTGAATATTTGCTGATATCGGCAGTTGCTTTATATACAGCATGATCAATGTCAGCGTAAATCTTGAAGCTCATTTTTTCACTTCCCGACATGTCAGCGTATAGTATTCATCCTGAGATGTGTCTACGTCTATAACATCGTACGTGTGCGATTTCAGTGATATCCTATCGCCTTTTGCGAGCAGGTTGCTCGGCCTGATCTTCACGCCCTGCGTGACTACAATTGCCTGGGCATCTCCAGCAGCCGTTACCGGTGTGATCCGCTGTTTCAGCATTTCGCACCATAGCCCGCCCGCTTTCTTCCATTCGTATTTCGCACCAAATCCTGTATCATCCGATACTTTCGTATGCTGGATAACGATCAGCCTGTCTCTCATATGTCCGATGTTCATGCTATGCCTCCAGCCCGATCTGGTTGGTCAGCGCCGTTATGGTGTACGGTATTTCGTGTACTTCACTGCTGCCACGGTTCTCATACCAGAACGCAATCAGCTGTTTCACCAGCAGGTTATGGAGTGTACTTGCGGAGTCGTATGTTTTCCCAGTCGTCGATTGCAGGTATGCTGTTGCGGCGGTCTGCAGATCACCGATCAACGCATCATCTTCGCTGCTGTCTACCCGCAGATACAATTTTATTTCGTCCAGTGTCATCAGATCGCCTCCTCACATTTATGCTGCCGGCTTATTGACGAATACAAGGCCGTTCGTATCGACCATCTTCCCGTCGTACAGTGCGAACGACTGGTAAACCTTGTTGCGAGTCGTCTGCTCGACGTACGTTACGAGATCCATGTTATATGCGCAGTTCAGGATATATTTCTCAAGCTGCAGCGCAGCGACTACTGTCTTTCCTGCTGCAGCAGTATCGTAGTCCGGCATCCAGTCTGTGCATACGACCTGGCTGCCAAAAAGCTGATAGGTCGGTGCACCATTGATATCCATATTCACGCGGGCAATCGGCTGCCCCTGGGCATCCGTGATGGCAAGGAAATCGTAGAACGTCGATTCGTTCATGAGCAGCACCGCCCCCGTGCGATACTGCGACGGGATTGCTTTCTTGATCGCAACGATATCTTTGAAGCTAAGTGCCTTGCTGAGCGTTACCGTCGCCGCTGCCGCGGCCGACAGAATTCCCGTCGGCTGGCCAGTGCCAGTACCGGCTACAATCGCCTGCTCCAGCGCTTTACCCATCGCTGTCGGTACTTCGTTAGCGATAGCCGTCTCGAATGCGCTCAGGCTCTGGATGCCGGCAACGAACGAGATTCCTACTGCTTTCACAAGTGGGAATGCCGAGAACGTGACTGTACCGGTCGTCTTCCCGTCTACCGCAGCACCCTTGCTTGCCAGATCAGCATCGGTCGTCCATACTGCTGCAGAACCAAGCTGGCTCGTCGGAACGGTTACGCCTGCCGGGTAATTGACTCGAGTTACGAGCGGCAGGATGTTGCCGTAGTTCTCGAGTTTCTGGATGATTACGTTCATCGTCGGGACCGGGATTACCGCCGAGTTCCCTGCCGTCATTGCTACAGCACGGAATTCCTCCGGCATTACGCCGGTCTGAGCAAATTCCATGAATGCCTGGCGGTACTCAAGACTGGATGCCCAGTCGTTTTTGCTGCGTGTCTCCGTTTTCTTATCGGTTCCGCCCGCAGCGCCGCTGATGTCCGTGAATTCCTCGAATTTCTTGTTCTTCATCGTGTCCACCATGTCCATTTTCGCTTTGATTTCTTTGCTGCGCGTTTCGATCTCACCCATACGTTTATCGATTTTGTCCAGCTCGGTCTCATCAATGTCTTTGTTGTCCAGTTTGCTCCGCAGTTCAAGGCCCTCTTTCTGCAAGGACTTGTACTCGTCATACATGTTCATTTGTTTTCCTCCCTCAAAATAATTTTTCTCTATAGCCTCCGCTATTTTCAGCTCTCCAGCATCCGGATCGGTACTATCCAGTTCCACCGCTCCTATATATGCCCCAAATAAGTTGTCATCTCGTATCACTTAAATCCAGTATGTCCGCATTTTTAATTTTTTTCTGCGGATATCCGTGCTCGTTTCCTGTTCGATCTCTGACATACAGTAGTCACGCATAGCCTCGACTCCAGATTCCTGGTAGGCTCCATCGTCTACGATACTGATCTCTCTGACGAATGGTATTTTCTCAACATACCGGATATTGTTCTCGCGGTCGAATCTCTGCTCAGATACGCGAAAACCAAATGATACATCATTCATCAGCCCCGATTTTATCGTCGTGTAGATATCTCGTCCGGCTTGCGTGTCTGGCAGCTCCGCTTTGAAATACAGCCCATCCGCCCGCCGCTCGAGTTGCAAGGATTTGTTTCGTGTGCGCGCCAGTGTCACGCCGCGCTGGTCATGGTTGATTTTCAGCAGCACATTGCTCAAGTCGCATCCGTCCAACGCTGTCGGCCGGATTACCTCCGTGCATACCCTGTTCCCGATTTTCACTGTGCCCGAACTGGGCACATTAAAGCAGATTGCCTTGCCCCGGATTAACATCTTCCCGTCCGCATTGTCAGCAGTCAATCCTTCCCCCGCGCGGTATTCCCACTTATATTTTTTATTTTTCTCCATTATCGTCATCCTCCTCATTTTTATCTGGCTGTATATTTACGCCAGCTCGTCCGAGCTGGTACGCTTTCGCCGTCTTCAGATTGACTGTATTGAGCGATACTCTCAGCTCATCCGCTTCCACTTCATCTCGCATCTGTAGCCCAAGAATCTTTCGCCCCTCATTGCACGACATCAGGCCAATATTGACCAGCTTCTCACACATGTCAACACGGGTCTGTACCGATGCGCACAGCAACGTGTTGACATTGTAGATGATTTCATGCCCACGGTTTATCCTCCCATCGCTCAGCAGTTTGTATTCCAATTCCTGCCCTAACTGCAGCGCGAACGGCTGGATCTTATGCTCGAGGAATGCTTCCAGCTGCTGTTCAGTGAAATCTCCAGTCAATATCGCTTCAGATACTCCGAAATAAGTTAAAATATCTTTCTTCCCCTGTACGATATCATCATTGCTTACCTGGATACACTGACTGGTTACCGGCGTTACATCCAGTTTGTTATCGATCGCCGCCACTTTATGCTTCATACCGTAGCTTGTTACGAATGTCTCCACTGCCTTATCGATGTCAGCCTGTTTCAACGCTCCGTTTGCTTTCAGTATGAACTGCGCTGTTCCGTTCGCCTGCAGTAAGTTGTCCCGTGCCTGGCGCAGCACTGCTGACTGATTTACGATTTCAGTCAGTGCATCATCCTGATTATCCCCCATGAGATCATTACTCGAGAACTGGTTGCGCAGATGGATGATATTGTCATACGGTACGAGTATTTGGCTGCCAATGAACGAGAATGCCACCGCCGGTTCTCCGGTCTCTTTGTCCTGCAGCATGGTAGCATTATCGAACGACAGTGGCCACATCCCGCGCAGATTCCCGTTCAAATCGTACTGCGGATAGATAAACGCATTGTTACTCATGAGCAGCTGTGCAAAAATCTTGTAGTTGAACATGGCTGCTGTCATGTATTTATTCGGTCGTTTATTCAGCATGTATGTGATGTCATCGTCTATTACATCGTATCGTCCATCGTCCATACGGATGATGTGCTGCATCTGCAGCTTTGTCGCATAGTTTGCGATGGCGTGGATCACGCTGCGCACATAGCTGTCACTTATCGGCGAGCTTCCTGTGAATCCATTGATAATATTGCTCCACGATGTGAGCGTCTGGTACTGTATGTATCCAGCTGCATCATAGTTTCGTGCCGGGCTTGGTACTGCCGGCTGTCCGACGTGAAATACGTCGTAAATCATGCTGCGTGTCTCCAGCAGCCGCTCTTTGATATTCATCTCATTCCTCCAGTGAATCGAATTCTTCTTGTATCATGCTATAAGCCGCATATGCATCAAGCAGTGCGGCAAAGCAGTCTATTTTCAGTCGCTTTGCCGATTTGTCCGGCATCATGTTCCCGTTTCGGTCCTCTACGCATTTTACGTTTAAGCAGCACCATTGCAGCAGCGGATTGCTGTTGTATATGATTCTCTTGTCTGCAAAATCCGCTTTTAGATTCTGCATTGGTAGGCTTAGCGTCTTATACCCTTGATGAATTGGCTGCAGTACCCCACGGCCTAAATAATTCTCCAGTTCCTCTGCAAAGAATTGAGTCCCCCATGCATCATAGCCCAATTTATATACGCTTACGCTGTATTCATCTATCAGCTCCTGGATCCATCCGAATACATCATGGTAATTCACCTTACTCCCGGCGCATAACCGGAATAATCCTTCATCGTGCCATATTTTCCATGGTGTCTTATTGTCCTCGGTCAGCCTCTGCTCATAGATCCGCTCCGGCATCCATGCCATGTTTTTCACATACCATCGTTCACCATGTTTCACGATCATACATGCAGCTGTCAAGTCGTATGTTTTTGACAGGTCCATCCCCAGGATTGCATACTGGCCATCGAATATCTCATGTTCGTCAAATTTCTCTTTGTTCACCAAGTCTGCCAAATCAAAGAACAGGCTTTCACCATTTCGCGGTACGTTGAAATCTTTGGTATACACATCATTCCATCGATTTGTCCGTTGAGCCGCCCGTATCTGGTCGCGAAGGTATTCGTAACTTTTTATGATTCCCAATGCCGGGTTCGCTTTCATCCACATGCGCTCGTCCAGCACTTCCTTTTTGTAATCATCCAGTTCGTATACAATCGGCAGTGTTGTTCCTGGGTCTTCACCAAGTTCGATATCGCGGATGATCGCCTCGGCCTCTTCGTATTTCGTGTCAAATAGATGATCTCTGACGAATCCAGCCGTCGTTATCAAGCACATCAGTGGTTTTGTTCGTGATGACTGCGCCTGTTTCAGTAGTCCGTAAAGCTCATCATCCGTAATTGCGTGGATCTCATCCATAATGACGCAGCTGGCGTTGAATCCATCGAATGATTTCGAATCCCGCCCGAGCGGCTTGAATATCGAGTCACCATATTTGATATCATCGCGTTGGCATTTTGCGATATTGTTCAGCGCTGGACTTTTCAATATCATTTTTTTAGTCTCGTCCCATACTATTTTCGCCTGGGCTTGCTGCGTCGCTGCCGAATAGATCTCTGCTCCACCCTCTCCGTCGGCGAATAGCATATATGCGGCTATTGCGCTGCACAGCGTTGATTTCCCGTTTTTACGAGCAATCATGAGCAGAAACTCTTTGAACTTTCGCTGTCCGGTACGCTTGTCAATGATTCCGAATACTGCTGCAAGCATCGCTTTTTGGTATAGCAGCAGCCTGATCGGTTGGCCAGCAAACGGGTCTTTCGACTGGCGGCAGAACTTTTCGATGAAATCTATCGCCATATTAGCCGCCAGTGGATCGTAGTAAAAACGGCCTTGCTCTCTGACTAGATGATACAGATAGCGATATACAATGCGCACCTTCTTGCTGGCTATGATTTTCCCTTTCAGTATCGCGCTGTAATACTGCATAATCGGGCAGTCCGCATATTTTATTTTTTTCACTACGTTCTGCCGTCTCAATGTCTGTCCTCCATGTACATTATGGCAGTCGTCTGGCTCCTGTTGTTGTATTTTGCCGCTGATATGCGTTCTGGAAATCAGCCAGAGGATTGTCTACTTTCTTTTCTCCCGCATTTTTTATTAAGTCGAATAATTTAGCAATTAATGTGCTATAAGTTTTCTGAAATCCCGTTAAAACTTGAACATTTGACGATACTTTTCGCCCTTTTTGATTTTCTCCATTGCAATATTCTTCGACCACTCCTTCCTCATCAATTATTTTTTCAAGGTCAGAAATTTTTATCACGAGCCATGCAATCTGATGAATCAGCGTCGTTGCTTTTGCCAAGTCAATTTTTTGCGCATCGTAATTTTCGATCATTTCCAATATTTCCTTTTCGACTTTTTTTACTTTACGATCCGTTTTCACCGTTCATCACCTGCCTAATTGATAATAATTTTTAATGTTTTCCTGTGGCGGACTACACCCCCCTCGCGTAAAGACGTGATTGCAAACGTACCTAGGGCATACGGTTCTATAAAATCAATTCTGCAAAATCTCAGCCGGGGGGTCTCAGTCCATTTTGTCCGCCACACGCACTATATTCCCCTCTGAATCATACTCGTATTCACGTATATCCTCGCTCTGGTTGAAATGCTCGTGCTCATTGTTGTGGCATTCCAGACATAGATACTCCAGATTGTCCATATTGAGCGATATGCCTGGATTATCTATGTTGCTCGGTGTCAGATATTTCTTGTGGTGTGCAATCAGTCCCGGCCGCCCGCAGCGCTCGCATAGCCCGAACGCTCTGCGTCGTACCATTTCGCGGGTGTGCCGCCATGCTGGTGATTGATAGAAGCCCTTCGCCCATTCCTTCAATGCTGTCTCACCTTCTTTCAAAATGCAAAAGAGACATCGAGTAGCGATGTCTCTGTCTCCTCTATGTATATACCATCTATGCACGTATGTTGTCCCATCCTCCATAGTCATGGCTGTCCCAATATTCCAGTTCCCTTTGAGTGCGATAGTATTGCTGCTTCATCGTCAGATAGCTATACTCATGCGACGACTTATTATTATTTCCCGTCTCAGCGTTTAATAGGTATCTGTCTGTCATTCTATCTCGCTGCTGCTGTGTCATCTTGCTGTATGTGCTCGCATCTATATCCACGATGATTCCTCCTGCTATCCGCCGTTCAGATAATTTGATATTGATCTGCATGTCTCCCGGTCGTACCGCCAACATGTCATCCGGCCGATGCTGTGTCTCCTCATCACTTCATCTGTCGACATGCCACAAACGATATGGTCTATCGTCACTCTTAATTTTCGCTTCTTGCGGCTGTCGGCTGACGTCATGATATCTGCAGCCGCCCGCTTGATATCCATCACGATTGCCAGTGCCGTCATGTCATGGTCGGTGTATGCTGCTTCCACCAGTCGATTATACATGATCAGTATTTTACGTATCGCCATCGGTGATGAATATTCATATTGCCCATCGTTCTCCATTTCATTTCCTCTTGATTTTCTTCTTCTCTTTTTTGAGCATCTGCTCGAATTCATCGCGGCGTTCCTGCATCTCTCTACGTCTGCGTTTTCTGCTAAGCATGTGCCGTATAGGCTGCACTCTCCTCGGCATTGTTGATACTACCCACATTACTCCCACACCTATCACCTACCATTCCAGCTCAAGCTCTTTCTGATCCATCTTCCCGCAGTATACAAATTTCTCTCGATCTGCGTACCGATCCAGTTTATCCTGCATCTCATCAATGCTTCGACATCTACGCATCCCTCTCATCCGATGCATTTTCTTCCCATCTGCCGATACTTTTACTGCCTGATAATCTCCATTGTGCTTTCTCAGCATTAACTTATTCCCCTGACTATCTGCGTATATCGATAGCATAATACTCATTCATCATCTCTCCATCCTGGCGGGTCAACCCATTTCTTTCCTTCGCGCTTATATCTTCTTCTGCTCTGTTCCCTCGTTTCCGTTCCTCCTGCAGGAGGATTCAGTCTCCCCTTCCGTTTTCGTGGTTGATATCCACCGCCCCGATTCGACGGTCTTCCGCTTGCCGCACATAATGCAGCCCCTACAGCGAATGCTATTAATGCATCAATCATCGTGATCGCCTCGATCCAACGAATATGCATAATATGATACCGCACCCTAGTGACCCAAATATCGTTCCTGCTATGAACTCGATCATTTTTTCACGCTTTCTTCATCGTCTGCAGTGGCAACGGTATGCGGCTTACAATGTCTTCCATGGTTCCTTCTGTCGGCCACCATTCTCCTCGGTCAAAATTGTATCCATATCGTACGCTGGCCTTTTCCTCCAGTTTCTTGATCTTTCCTTTAAGTTCGGCGTTTTCCTCTCGCTGCTGCATCAGCTCATACCGCACCTGTTGCAGCCTATCATACCTTTCCTGTGCAAACTCCTTGCTCTTTTTTAGTTCTTTTACCAGCACTTCCTCATTATTCAGTTCTTTTATCATCTGTTCTTTCTCATTCGCCAGTTCTTCGATTAACCCGATCTTATCGTTTCTTAAATTGTCTTTTTCTTTTTCCAAGTCATCCATCACGCCTAAGCCAATATCCATGGCCTCAGCCTGTGCCTCGCACAATGCAGCCAGCGGTTCATATTTCCACAATCCTGATATTTTCATTATCTTTTCTCCTTCTCATTCCCGTCCTCGACAGCTAATATGTTCATTCCTGTGTCTGCAGCTATCTGATCGTTCATCTCCTGCATTGATAGTTCCCCCGATTTCAGCCGCCCACAGAGATCTGCAGCCTCATCATACAATCGATGAAGCCGCCCGCCGCCAAACCCGAACGCTTTATGCAACGCATAGAAATATACAATCGTCATATCGTCAATCGTCTGCATCCGGATTGCTCGCTCTATCTTCGGTCTCATCTGCTTTATCTCGGTGCTGATCATCTCTGCTTGCTCTGCTGTGATTCCTGTCAATTTTCGTGACAACTCCCGACGTTGGTGCCGTGCCATACTTCCCATTACGACCACCGTCCTCTCATGCGTGGATCTATGAAATCAAGGAATTTAATGACTCCATCATTCTTTACCTGATATGCCCTGATGTCCTCCGCTGATGCGTATTTATGTCCGAAATATTGTTTCATGTTTCCAAATACTTCCCACGGCACCATGTATGCATCCTGCTGGATCCCGACACATACCGCCGCAATGGCACCAAGGCTATCGTATTTCTCGAGGATATCGGCCTGCGTCTTCGTCACGACATCTTGATTGATTCTTGCTGTGCCTGTGAATTTCGCTTCAAAACATATCAGCCGCCCACCGGCTACGCATCCCTTAAAGTCGGGCTCTGCATGCGCTGTGAATCTGACAGTAGCAATTCCGGTTGGTGATTTTTTCATTACTCGAAACGGTTCAGGAATTTTCGTAACGTGTGCCCGGTTTCGGCTGCTGTAATATCTGCATGCCCCTTCAATCAAAGCCTCATGCATTCTCCCCTGGCCATTACTCATAGCCGCCCGCCAGCGTCGCTGTTCGCCCTTCTGCTCAACCTCAAAATCATTCTCGCTCATGTTTCTCCCTCATTCTGTCCAGTGCATCACTCCGGCATGTGCCATCTCATCGGCATTTTTATATCCATGCCGGTGCGCATGATCCTGTGATATGTACGTCGACCATTCACCGCAAATCGTGCATGTCCCAGCTCGCCATCGTGTGATGTGCTTTTGCTCCGGCAGTGGTGCATGCCAATCTTTTGTAGCGTTTTCAATCTCTCCGCATACGATCTGTGCCACATGACGCCGATCATTCACCGGCCTCGGCTGCGTTCTCCCTCGCTTCTGCATGTTCTCCTCATCTCCCATCCAACCATGGCATATCTATCTTCGTAATCTGCGCTGCTGTCCTCGGTACCACCTTATGTGGTCGTTTCATCTGCTGCCAGTATCCAGCCAATCCGTTTCCTTTTGGCTTTACTCCGTGCTTTACCGGCCCCAGCTCTTTTTCTAGTGCTGCCAACTCAGCTGGTGTCGCCTGGCGTGTGATACATTCACTCATTACATCCCCTCCATGCATATTGCAAATCATTGACCGTATATAG